TGGCTTGTCGCCTTCTGGTATCAGTGCGAGTCGTCGCTCTGGTAATTTGCCTTTTAACCATATTGTTGAGACGTATGTTCAATATGGTTACTCGGTAGATGAGTTAATTTATGGAAAGAGCGCAGACTCAACAAAACAAAAAGCCGCAGCCCCCACAAGTGATGATGCTTTGCGAGCATTAGATATGGTCGAAAAGATATTAGAACGGGAGTTGTATAGTAGAAATTTGCCAGCGGATAGATTATTAACAGTGGCCAACAAGTTACGCCCAGTGTTAATAAAGGCCTGCTTTGAAAATGATTTTTGCGAACCACTTGTTGAAACTATGGCAAAGGGGGCGCTAACGTTGGCATAAATGGAGTTTTACCCAATGTTAAAAAGTATTGTACTTTCAGCCCTAACATTAGCCGCTTTTACCTTTACGAGTGCGACTCAGGCTTTGGAGCCTTTGCCTGATAGAGCGCGTGTTTCATCTATGCAAGCTCAGCTACTGTTGCCAGACAGCAGTAGCTTAAGTGTAGATATGAACTTTGATTGTGGCTCAGCGTTTGAGTCAACAGGGATGATTATTACAAACGAGCGTGGCGCTCAGCTTTTAGCTGCTGCATACACGCATATGTACGGACAGGAAGCCGGTGAATTTGTGATGCAACAGTGGTACACAAAAAAACACCCTGATGACCCGCGTAAACCGACCTTTCTTATTGTTAAACCCAACCAAAATATTAATTGGGAAAAACCAGCAACGGCTAAAACAAGCCTGTTACAAGCGCGAACACTTGATGCTCAAAGTGTGAGTAGTGACGATGCAACCCCTGATTACCAGGCAACGGTTGAGTCGTTCTGTGGTACGCGCAACCACGTACAATATTAATAATTAGGCTCTTATAATAATAAATGGCGCGGCTTAAGCTGCGCCGACCAAGGAGAGGGGCATTGATTATGTCTGTTAAAGCACGTTTATACGGTGGATTACTTTTCATTGCGCTTTGCCTATTTTCAACAGGGGCAAGTGCGCATAGTACACCTAATAACATGACTGAAGTGGTACAGGGCAAGAATGGCTTTATGTATTTTGCTAGCCACGAAGGTTTGTATAAATATGATGGTTATCACTTTGCATTAATTGAGGCGCTGCCAGCACAGTGGGTATATGCGCTTACAACGAATGCAGATAAAAGCATGTTGTATGCTGCAAGTAATGGTCATATTTATGCTTACGATGTTTTAACAGGCAATGTTAAGCAATTTGCCGAAGTAACCAGTAAAGATATGGCCGTAAATGGCCAGCATGTGTACGCCGCTACCTCGAAAGGGGTTGAGGTGTTAAGCAAAAAAAGCGCTGGGAACCTGCAAGCGCTGGTTGGGCAAACTGTGTTAAAAGTGCTATCGCACGATGGTCAAGTATACGCACTAACCAACACAGGGCTTTGGCATTTGAATTTAAAGCATCAGCGTCAGCTGATAAAAATGCCCATACATTCAGGGTTAATTGCCGCTGTTGGCGATAGATTATATATAGCCCACGAACAAACCCTTTATAGTTACGACCTCATCACAGAACAAGTTCATAAAACCTCACTTAACACCACACCTAGCGCTATGACCATCTATAAAAATAGTTACTTAGCGATGGCTATGGCAGGTGAAGTTCGTTTGTATTCAACGCTCGATAAACAATTTGTATCGGGTGTTTTGAATAAAAGTAAGCTGTTTTTTAATAGTGTTTATGCGGACTCACAATCAAACCTTTGGGCTGTAGCTGATAATGAATACGAGATCATTTCTCAAGATTTGAATCAGTTTAACCTGCCACTGGTAAGTCGATACAACGTGCTAGGTAAAGATAATCAGAGTTTATTAATGGGCACCGATTCGGGTGTTTATCGCTTTGTGCAGCGCCAGTTCGTGGCAATGGACGCGTTAAATAACGCGCTTAGCCAAGTACAAAGCAGTGAAATTACCAGTATTGCCAGTGATAAAGTAACGCTTGTTGGCACTACAAATGGTTTATATGTGTGGCAAAACGAGCAGTTAAGCCGGTTGGCGAATGGTTATATTTTAGGTATTGAAAAAATTGCTGGCTGTTGGCTTGTGTCTACCAGTGGCCAAGGCGTGATAGTGATTGATGATAACTTGGTCATTGAAAAAGTACTGAATGTTGACAGCGGCCTTGCTGCTAATGAAGTACTGGCAACCAATAAGTTTGAGCACTTGCTGTATATAAGCACTAGCAAAGGCTTAAGTGTGTACAACGTTAAAACGGGTAATATGAGCCACAGCCTTACAACTCAAGCAGGCAAAGTAAGTAAAGTGACTATGCTTGATAATAGCGTTTATGTAGCAGCTTATGGTGGTGGCCTGTATAAGCAAACCAATAACGGGTTTAAATTGTTAGTAAGCCCTCGGTTCATTACTGATTTAGCGGTGTTCAATGGCAGCTTGTACATTGCAACTACAAACGGTTTATTTACGCTGGTGGATGAAACGGTTGTAGCCATTCCTCATACTGAAAAACAATACTTTGGCGCTAATAGTTTAATGGCTTATAACGGCGCGATGTATGCGGTGTCGAACAATGGGTTATTAGGTTTGAGCAATACGAACTTGCAAAACGATAAGCCTGTTTTGGTGTCGTCAATGAGTGTGAATGATGCCAGCTTAAATGCATTAAATGATGTACAACAAGCTAGCCAAATGACGTTGCACTTTAGTAATTTTGACTATGCACTTACTCAATATTACGACTATCAATATAGCCATAATGGCGGTGCCTGGATAAATCTAAACGAGCCAGTAGTTCACTTTAGCCAGTTAAACGAAGGTGAACATAGCTTAGTTGTAAGAGCTACGTTAGATGGTAGCCACTTTGTTAAAAGCGCCCCCATAGTTTGGAATGTTCACGGCTCTTTTTATAAAAGCGATGCCTTTGCGTGGGTGTGCGCTGTGTTAGTGGTTTTATTGTTTGTTGCAGTATTTTTTGTGTTTTTGCAACGCCATAAGCAAATGCGTGAAGTATTTAGACGTATGCGTGATACCAAGCAACAAACTGCATTAAGCCAGGGCTTTAGAAAATTGGTGTCGGGTTCGCATTTATGCCAAGGCAATGACTTACAGTTAAGCGATGGCCTGCTGCAGCTGGACGAAGCGAAAGATATTTTATTACCTGTTGTGTACAGCCATGGTGCACTGGGCAATACCTCGCTTGAAGATGGCCTTAAGATGCTCTCGGCCAATACATCACTGCAATATAGCCAAACAGAGGTTGAGTTTAATTTAGCGCTTGGAAGCAAAGCTTTACCTGAGAAGCTAAGCCAAGATATTTACGCGTTTATTAATCATGCTTTTATTAATGCGTTACAACATGCTGAGGCGCGTTACATTGAAGTGAGTGGTAAGCGAAGCAAAGATGACTTTGTGATCACTATACAAGACGATGGTAAAGGAATTGCCTTTTTAGATAAGTTTATGCGCTTTGGTACCGGCCTTGAGTCGATGCACGATATTGCCCGTTCGTTAGGGGGGAAACTACGCATTAACCGAGGTATTAAAAATGGTACCGTGGTGCAGTTGAAGTTTAGAGCACAGTGTAAGGATTCTAAAAACAGTAGAAAACTTGAGGGTGCTGCATCATGACCCCTGAGTTTTCTGAGCACATTACCCTTGTTATATTTTTTGTTGGTATTGCTTTGTGCTTGCCGTATATATTTCACGTTGGGTATCACCTGGTGCGGTATTTGTGGGTGATTATCGGTATTCGATACAGTGCTAAAGAGCGGCAATTCCGTAAAACCATGGCTCGACTTAATCGAGAGCGTAAAGCACTCAAAAAGCAAAACTGTTCAAGTAAGCATGTTGATCAACAAATACAGGAATTAATAATTGACTATTGCCGTGATACTGATGAGTTAGTTGAGCAGTTACTTAAGCAATAACATTATCATTAAACATTTCCTCCCCATTCATTTTTACTAAAACCCTTTAATTTAGCCCCCCAGCAAATAGCGCCACACTGGCGCTATGAAACCACAAAACTTTGCCGACCTTACCCCGAATTACAGCCGTGCATTTTTATTTTGCATGGACTGGATATATGAGGCAGAAGGAGGCGACTCTGATCATAGCGCCGACAAAGGTGGGCGAACGCGGTATGGCATAAGCCAAGCTGCTTACCCGAATGTTGATATAGCTAATTTGACATGGCCTCAAGCCATGCGCATTTACCATCGTGATTTTTGGCGCGGTAGCCGTGCTAAAGAACTGGCTGAGTATGGTTTATATGAATTAGCTATGTTGCATTTAGATTCAGCTATTAACCATGGCGTGCCACTGGCCAATATGCTTTTGCAGCAAGTATTGCGAGTAAAGGTTGATGGCATATTAGGTTCACGCACCTTCGCTGCAGCCATTAACGCAAATCAAACTAACCTAATGGTTGACTACTTTGCACGCCGCGCCAGCAAATACAGCCGTATTGTAGTTAATGATCCTAGCCAAATTGCGTTTTTATTTGGCTGGCATCGTCGCTTATTTAAGCTTGAAAACCGCATCGAGCGCGTTATTCGTGAACTTAAAATGAGTGAGGCAGCATGAAAAGTTATCCTCACTACGTTAAGCGTGGTCGCGAAGCGCGCATTAGCACTTACCAAAATGGTACCAACCCAGACCCACAGAGCATTTGCCCTGTGGGCGACACCACTTTAGTTAATGCATTTTTAAAAGGCTGGCACTCAATTAGCGGTGTTCGCCTTGAAGCCGAAGCCCGCATTGCAAATACAGCAAAAACAAATAGGAGTAACCCCCGTGGATGATATGAACCAAATAGTTAAATGGTACCCATGGGTGCAAGGAGCTGTGCTGGTTTTTTTCTTTGTAGGTGCGTATGTGCTTAAGAAATCATTTGCTAGCAAGGATGATGTGACGGCACAAGACAAGCGATTGCAAACGGTAGAGCAAACGTATGTGAAGAATGAAGATTTTGCTGAAGTCAAAGCGGCTGTTCAACGCATCGAAGTTGAGGTTAAAGACTTACCTCAAAATGTCAGTGCGTTAAGTAAAGAAGTCGCCAAGCTACAGGGTGAAAATAACCATTTACATGATCTTTTAAAACGCATTGAGCATCCGCTTAATTTGATTGTTGAATCAAAAATCTCCGGTAAACAGTAATGCGAAATGAGCATGAACTAGAGCTGTGGAGTGTACTTTGTTTGGTCATCGCTGGGTTCTTTTTTTTCATGTACGTGTGTTTTTGGCTTGTTTTTGCGTTTGGCCAATTTGTTATTGCGTTTATTTATGAGCGCTTTTTTAAGGGTGAGGACAATGAAAAACCTATTTGATGCTGATCAGCGTTTAGTTATTTTGCGTGCCTTAAATGAGGCGGCAGGCTATAGCGCTAACTGCAGTATGTTGAGCTGTGTATTAGCAACCTATGGCCATAATATTAGCCGCGATAGAGTGCGTGCCCATATGCGCTTTTTAGAAGATGTGGGTTTACTCACTATTGATGTGGTGGGTGATAAAACCTTGGTTGCACGGATTACTGAGCAAGGCGCTGATGTTGCCACTGGCCGTAAGTCGGTTGACGGTGTTAAGCGTCCAGCACCAGGAGGCAACTAACATGGCACGCGGCAATAAGATTGAGCGCTTACCTGAGCATATACGTGAAAACTTGCGCGAGATGCTAGGCACTAAGCAATACACTTGCCAGCAAATTGCCGATGCGATTAACGACGAACTGGCAAACATAAGTGGTGAGCAAACCGATGTTGAGTCAATTGATGACAATACGGTTTGGCGTGAAAAAAAGCGTATTGAACAAATTAGCCACGATATTAAACAAAGCCAGGCTTATGTTGAAGCGCTATCGAAACAATGCGATTTATCGAGTATTGGTGATACTGGCCGAGTGTTAATGAACCTACTGCAAAGCGCTGCGTTTAAAACGACCTCTAATTTAATGAGCCAAGAAGATCCGATTGATCCTGAGACGCTGGGTGATTTGGTTTTAAGTATTAGCCGGTTGCAACGCAGTGCCAACTATAACGCTGACTTAGAAAAACAAATTGCTGAAAAAGCTCGAAGAAAAGCACTTGAGGAAGCTGCTAAAGCTGTGCATGAAGGGGCGCAAGAGCGTGGATTGAATGCAGATGAAGCTCAATTCTGGCGTGAAAAAGTACTAGGTTTACATGCGGGTAAAGGTGGAGCCAATGCATAGTGCAGTAAGTAAACCTCTACCTGGTGATGTTGAACGTATTCTGACGTTTGATGAGTTACCACCTAGGGTTCGGAAGATTCCTGAGAACTTTAATCCTATTTCTGATGGTGTGCTTATGGCCCATCAGCGAACTTGGCTAGAAGATAAAAGCGATTTAAAGCTTTGCAGAAAAGGGCGTCGTACAGGCATTACTTACTCCACAGCACTTGATAAAACAATTGTTGCTGCTAGTAGCGGAAGTGCGGGTGGGGATAATGTTTATTATGTCGGCGATACAAAAGAGAAAGGTTTAGAGTTCATTGGTTATTGTGCACATATGGCTAAAGTTATGGCATGTGCAATGGCTGATGGTTTTATGGGAATAGAAGTTTTTCTATTTGAAGATCAGCAAGAAGATGGTTCAAGCCGTAAGATTACAGCCTATCGAATCAGGTTTGCTTCAGGGTTTCAGATTGTTGCACTTTCTAGTAATCCCGCCAATATCCGTGGTTTACAAGGGCATGTTGTAATTGATGAGGCTGCATTCCATCGTGATGTTCAGGCTGTGATAGACGCATGTAACGCTCTGCTAATTTGGGGCGGGAACATCACCATTATTTCGACGCATAACGGTGAAGACAATCCTTTCAATCAATTAATCAAAGATAGCTTAGAAGGGATCTTTGATTATTCAATTCACACTTACTCATTTGATGATGCTGTTGCAAATGGTTTATTTGAGCGTGTTTGCATGATGAAGGGCTGGGAAGCTACAGAAGAAAAGAAAAGACGTTGGTATAACAAGATACGACGATCATATGGCAGTAACATCGATGCTATGCGGGAAGAGTTAGATGTTGTTCCAAGGCAAGGTTCTGGAGTGGCAATATCCGGCGTTTTAATTGAGTCTTGCATGCATACGGGGCCAGTTATTCGGTTAGAGTTGCCGAAATCATGGGTTGAAAAACCAAAGGAAGAACGTGCGCAATGGTGTGAAAAATGGATTAAAGAAAACCTTGAGCCTTTATTTTCTCTATTTGATCCAAAATACTCTCACTTCTTTGGTTTTGACTATGGGCGTGTTGCGGATTTGTCATCAATAGCGCCCTTATATGTTGATGATTTATTGGTTAGACGATTCCCGTTTATTGTTGAAATGAGCTGTGTTCCTACTGCGCAACAAGAGCAAATCCTTTGGGCCATTATTAGAGCAATGCCAAACTTTAATCGCGGCGGTATGGATGCAACGGGTTCTGGAGAAGGTATAGCAGAGCGCACAGCTGATGAATTTGGCCATGACCGCATAGAGCAAATTAAGTTAAACGATGCGTGGTATCGACGCAACGGCGAGGAATATCAGAAGTCTTTTACAGAAAAAACAATCTCGCTGCCTCGTCATAAGAATGTTAAAGCGGACATTAGATCGCTCGCCAAAATAAACGGCATTATCAAATTACCAGCACTACGAAAGGCTGATTTAGAAAATCAAAAAATTAAGCGTCATGGTGATACGGCTATTTCTACCATGATCGGCTACTCAGTTTCATTCGAGAAATATGAGCCTGCTGCTGGAGTTAATGTGCCTAAATCTGCAAACCAATCTAAAACCCGTCCATCGCGGTTACAAGGTCGAACAAGACCAGGTGGTTTGTTTAGGCGTGCAATTGGCTATTTGAAAAATTAATGGTGACGCTCTCAGAGCGATTTTAAGCGTTTGCAATGTGTTTTGAGTGCCATTGCACGGAAAATTTTATTTAGCGCCGCCTAGGCAAATGTAAAAGATTTACAAAAGGGTTAAAAAGCTATGTTTGGTTCAAAAAAGCGCAAGGCAAAACAAGAGGCAGAATTTGCAGCAAAAATTGCTGCAATTGTTACTGAAACAATTGCAAGCAACACTGCTGCAAATGAATCAGCTACCACATTTAAAGAAGCAGCAGGTGCTATGGCTGGCTCAATTGATGCTGATGACCACTTATATTCAAAGCTCTCCGGTGATTCTAATCGTAACTTAAGTGGGCCAACCCGAGCGCGTATGAACAAAATAGCGCCTTACCTTTGGCAAAGTAACATGATTGCTAACCGCATTATTGAGTTACCGCTCGCGTATTTATTGGCGGAAGGCGTAAAAGTCACTAATGATGATGAAGACTATCAAGCCGTCATCGATGCATTTTGGACGCACCCAATTAATAACATGGCTATTAAGCTTGAAAAGAAAGTGCGTGAGCTGTCGATATTTGGCGAGCAGTTTTACCCTGCCTTTGTAAACCCGCTTAGTGGCGAAGTGCAATTAAGCTACCTAGACCCTGCCCATGTTGAAGAGGTTATTTACGACCCACGCAACCCAGAGCAACCGGTTGGTGTAAAAACCAAGCGTATGACAAATGGCCGACAATACATTTATAGAGTGATCATCAATGGCCCAGAATCGGTGTTTACCAAACAAACACAGCGATTACGTGAAGGTTTTAATGATGGTGATATTTTTTATTTTTCAATTAACAGCTTTTGCGCCCACGGACGGGGCAACTCTGATTTAACTGCGCAGTGTGATTTTTTAGATTTATACGACGACTTTATTTTTGGTGAAGGTGATCGTGCTGAAAACTCCCGGGCGTTTGTGTGGGATGTTACTTTAAAAGGCGCTGACCAAAATAAAGTAAATGCCCGAGCTGCAGAAATTGAAAGCAACCCGCCAAGACCAGGCTCAGCAAATGTGCATAACGATTCAGAAGAGTGGAAAGCAGAAAGCCCCAGCCTAGGCTCTGGCGACACTGAAGCTTTAGCCAAATTATTTAGAAACCACATGTTAGGTGGTGCGACTATGCCACCAAGTTGGTTTGCTGATGGGGGTGACGTTAACCGTGCGAACGGGGAAGCCATGGCCGAGCCGACATTTAAAATTCTTGCTATGCGCCAGCGCTACATTATTTACATGCTGCACGAAATTGCGACCTTTGTTATTCGCCAGTACTACACAGCGACCATAGGCATTGAGCCTGACCGCATGGTTGAAACTGATGTGTTTAAGTCAAAGGTGGTGATGCCAGAAATGACCGCTAAAGATATAAGCCGTTATGCTGCTGCGCTGCAGCAAGTGGTGGTAGCTGTAAACCTTGGGATTACACAGGGCATTATGACCGAAGAAACGGGGTTAAGTGTGATTGCGTCAATTGCGGACCGATTAGGTGTTGAGATTGACCCTGCGCAAGAGCTTATGAACGCGCAAGCTGCTATTGCCCAAAAAGCGAAAGACCAGGTAAAGGCCGACACATTTAAAGAGTTTGATGGCGCAGACGATGCAGGCGTAGATGATGACACCGAGTGAACGTACTAAGGCCTTTAATAAAGCCCGTACAGCACAGCTCAAAGCGCTACTTAAAAATAAGCAGGGGCTTTGGGATTCGCTGTTGCGTTTGCTTGAGCTTGCTGAAGAAAACACGCAAACCATTTTACAAGGACAGCCGACAGATTGGCAGCAATGGCACTATGGCAAGTTGCAGGGGCAAATTAACCAGGTGATGCTTGAACTGGGTGAGCGAAGCGCTGCACAAATTAAAGCCTTTTCACAAACTACTTGGGTGGCAGGTATTAATTTAATAGATGCCCCACTAAAAGCCGGTGGTGTAACGGTAAATGCAATGACGCAGCTTTTACAGCATCGCCAGCTTGTGGCCATTGATAATTTTATGGTTGACCGAATTAAAGACGTATTAAGCGGTAAAGCTGATTATATTCGATCGCAACTTGGGCTTGTGATGATGGGGGCGCAAGATAGCGAAACTGCTAAAAAAGCCATAGCAGAAAGTTTAGGCGAGAAAAAGATGTGGCGCGCTAAGGCGATTGTAAACACTGAGCTTAGCCGCTTGTATAACACAGCAAGCCATATGCGCATGAACGAAATTGGTGATGCAGTACCAGGCATGGAAAAAGAGTGGCGTTTAGGTCGGCGTAAAGAACACCGCGTTAGTCACTTGGCCGCAAACAATACTCGCGCTGCTGCAAATGAACCTTTTACTATTGGGGGCATTAAGATGATGCACCCTCACGACCCCAAAGCGCCAGCAAAGGAAACAGTCAATTGCAGCTGCTTTACGGTACCAGTGATGAAGCATTGGGAAGTCGATAAGACACGTGTAGTAATTGAATAAGCTGTGGTATTTTAAAGGGAGTTTAAAATACTTAAAGTTAGGGAAGCTAAATGGAAGATAAATCGAGCACTGCTACCAGTAAGGAGTTATCACAATGGAAAAGAAGTTTTAAGGTCTTTTTTTATGGTACCCCAATAATTGTTATAGCGTTCTTTATTGTTCAAATATGTGCGACTAAGGGGAGCTTTTCAACAGAGTTTAACTCTCTTGATAATTGGAAAACATTTACAGATACATTCAACTTGCCAATAGGCGTATTTACTGCAATGGCAGCAATTACAACGCTCATTGGTATGTACTACAGAAGTTTGCAGCTCGCACATCAACTGAATAAAGTTGAAGATCAAATTGAAATTGCTAACAAACAGTTCAGTAAATCGAGTGAGCAGTTTGAACTGGCACAGAAACAATTTAGCTTAGCAAGTAGAAAAGAAAATTACGTTTTATACTTAGAACATTCAAAGCAAATACATGAAGAGCTAAAAGAAAGAATTAATTTTGGTAATTCATATCATTTTCCAAAAGGGGGGGCTTTAGGCAATTTAAATTTAGAATTCAGAAAGTTCTATGAATATTGTTTTCCAGAAAATACTTATCAAGGGGTATATACATTCGAGCATAAAGCTCAGACTATGAATTTCGAGCAGAAGTTTAAGGAGTATCAAGCTCATTTAGAGGAGCTAATTCCACAGGTCGAAAAGCGCTTGATTAATGGTTATGAACTTTATGCATCAATAAATAGGTCACTCTTTGATGTTGGGTTGTCGTATTTACCTAATCAAAGATTGAAAAACAAGGATGATACACGTGAACTTCTATTAGAATCGTTTAAGTTATTACCATTTATTTACACCCTATTAGATTCATATAATCTAGTGGATGAAAAGACAGCTAAAAACTGTACTGCTGCTTGTGAAAAGTTGGAAGCAGTATACATAGGTCATTTTTCCTAAAACCCTTTAATTTAGCCCTTCAACAAAACCCCTTACCTTAAAGACTCATTAGCCATATTCACAACCATTGAGGGCAACATAATGAGTCTTTTTGCTTTACTTTCGAAAGGCCACGCTGTTTTAGAAATTGCATCTAAAGCGCTTGAGCTATACGAAGAAGTCGTTGACTTAGGCGACGACAATAAACCTAAAACCGATGAACGTGGCAACACGCTTACCAAAAAACAAACCCGCCAAGTTAAGCCTGAGGAAGTGTTCGACTTTAAAGTTGAGCGCGAAACAGGCGTTGTTAAAGCGCTAACTAAAGCAGGCCAACGTGTTGAAGGTGTACTTGCGACAGCAGACCTTGCTAAAGCCGTACTTGCCAGTGATGGTGAGAATACCAGTGTGCTTGCACACGCCTCTGATGATGCTCAAGCATTGTTAGCTAAAGCAGAACAAGAAGCGACAGCAAAGGCCAAAGCAGCGGCAGCTGAAGCTGATGACATTATTGCTAAGGCCAAAACAGATGCTGAGCAAGAAGCAACTGCGAAAACGAAAGCTGCAGCTGATGAAGCAGAAGCTATTATTGCCAAGGCCAAAGAAGAAGCTAAAGCACTTTTAGAGCAAGCTGAAAAAGACGCTGCAGCAACAAAAAAAGCGCCAGCTAAAGCTGCGGCTAAGTAAGGGGCTAAATTATGTTGACCCTTTTACCAACAGGAACCGGCTTTTTAGGCAACCGCGCATTTGTAGAGGCTAAATCATCTGATTATCACGATGTGATGACGCTTGTGACTGCAGAGCTGCGTAAGTTGCTGGCAACTAACTCGCGTGATAGCTGGGTTGATATTACTGCTTTTTATGCTGACAAGGTGGTGGTTCGTAAAGATGGCCGCTACTGGGCATACCCTTACGCGGTGAGTGAGTTAAATCAGGTGACGTTTGAAAACGCCATTGAAGTCGTCAAAGAGTACAAGCCCTCTGACGTGGTTAAGTTAACCGAAGCCTGGTATGACGAAACTAAGTTTATTGAAGCCAGTAATGTTAAACCAAGTAAGTTTTTAGTGACCTTGATTGAGGTGGGTAAAAGCTTAAATGGTGTTGACTATCCTGCCCACGTTCTGCGTGAAGCAGCCCCTTTGTTTAACGGTGCTAAATGCATGGTTAAGTCTGATGACGACCATCTTAAAGGCACAGCCCAACACTTTAATAACCTGATTGGCCAGTTCAGCAATGCACAATTTGTTGAAGGTGTTGGCGCAGGTAAAAAAGGTGCACTGCAGGCTGATTTAACTGTGCTTGAAAGCTCTGGTTATGCCACTAAATTGCGCGAAGCCGTTGATAACAATATGCAAGACCTGTTTGGTTTAAGTATTGATGTGGACGGTACGGCCTCTGGTAAAAAGGGCAGCCGCACAGCTAAGAAGTTCCTCAAAGTTAATTCCGTCGATTTGATCATGGTACCTGGTGCAGGTGGTCGGATCGTGTCATTTAAAGAAGCTCATAATCAAGGCAATGTCATGAATGAACAACTAATGCGCCTACTCGAAGCGCTTAAAAAATCGAACCCTCAGCTTGCAGCATCTGTGACAGCTGAAGATGATGAAACAGCCATTGTGCAATTAACTGAAGCACTGGCTAAACACGGTGCCCCTGATGCAGGCCAAGGTACAGGTTTAACACTTGCAGACGTAAACAAAGTGATTGCAGACAGCCAGCGTTTGGTTGAAGCAAAGCATAGTGCTGTGGCTTTAATTAATAAGTCGACTTTGCCAGACGCCGCCAAAACGCGCTTGGTAGAAAGCGTGCAAAGCAGCGAAGACGTAAGCACTGATAAGGTGCAAAAGCTGATTGATAGTGAGATTAGCTATTTAAGCAAGTTTACTGAGTCGGGCAAAGTGAACATGCCTGAAGGCGCGCAATACTCAGATAACCCAAGCGGTGTAGAGCTGCTTACCGCACTATTTGATCCGGCTAATAAAGACGTAGTGAGCTTAAAAGAAGCTTACATTGATTTGACGGGTGATAAGCACTGTACAGGTCGTTTAAACGACTGTAGCCGCACGCGAATGGTCGAAGCGCTTGATAGTGATAGCTTACCGAATGTGCTGGCCGATGTAATTAACCGCCGTGTGGTTGAAGTGTACGGCAGCTTAGAAAAATACCAGTTATGGCGCAAAGTGTTCCGCATTGGTACTGCAACTGATTTTAAAGATCAAAATGTGACTGAATGGGGTGGCTATGGCGACCTACAAGATGTGCTTGAAAGCGGTGATTACCAAGAACTCGCAAAACCAACTGATAGCAATGCGAAGTATCGTGTTAGCAAAAAAGGTGGCTTAGCAACCATTACAATGGAAATGATTAAAAATGATGACCGCAACATCATTACGCAAATTCCTAATAAGCTGGCTCGTGCCGCAGCGCGCACACTTAGCAAGTTTGCGTGGGATTTCTACCTAAACAACCGCAATGCCCCTGATGGCAAAGCACTGTTCCATGCTGATCATAATAACTTGTTTAGTACTGCACTAAGCCAGGAAGAGTTAATGGTGCATTGGCGCGCCATTATGAATCAGCAAGAGCTTGATACAGGCGAGATGCTAGAAATTGAGCCAGCGTTCTTGTTGTGCTCGTTGGGTAATGTAGATGCTGCCTTTGACTTGTTCCAACGCATGCAAAACAACGATAAGGGTTTTGCGCAGCAATTAAACCTTGAAATTCTGCGTGTGCCTGGTGCGACTGATCCAAATGATTGGGGCTTAATGACCGACCCTAGTGAGCTTGCCAACTTTGAAATGGGCTTTTTAGACGGCATGGAAAACCCTGAGATTTTCACGCAAGACATGCAAAACGTGGGCACTGTGTTCACGAACGACCAAACCACGATGAAAATCCGCCACATTTACGGTGGTCAATGTACTGACTACCGTGGTGCGACTAAAGCGCTGGTTCTTTAATTCCTTGGTTCCTCTGGTGATTGGATGACACGGTTGCGCACGGATGCGCTTTATAAGGTGTTTTAACGATGTACGCAGACAGACTCCCAGCTTATGTACAAGACCAAGCAGGCATTTTAAGCGCTGATGAAATTGCTAGTGCCTATGCCTATATGCTGGCGAAGTACCAAAAAGATACGGGTAACGTTGAGATTGCTGCAGAGCATGTGGATGCCTGTTTAAAACTCGCAGCGGCAAGCTGCATTGATAAGTTGGCCACGTATTACGCCAACGATGATAACAGTACGATTTCAAGCGATAGCGTTGACCACGGCACTAAAGCCGACAGTTTTAGACGCATCGCCAACGGTTACCGCAGCCAGTATGCGGCGGTTGTCGTTAATGACAATAAAAGCAGTGCGCATGGTAAGGCTGTGCAACTGCCTAAGCGCCAACGGTTGCGCTAATGCCTGTGCGAATTACAGCAAAGGGCTTTGATGCATTGACTGAGCTTTGGCAGCACTCACCGGCAATGGTGCAAGAGCAGCTCTCGAGCGCAATGAATGAGTCGGTGGCTTACGCACAGTATCAAGTAG